GAATCTATACTGTCTCCGGCACAGAATGGCCGGCAGAAATCAAGTATCTGTCTGCCATGGCAATGGTTTCTTTTGGCGGTATCAGCGGCATCTGCCAGACAGCATCCATGCTGGCAAAACTACAGAGCAGCATACGCACCTATGTAATCTTTAAATTATTAAATGCCATGCTGGCAACACTTTTTACAGCTGCTCTGGTTTGTTATCTGAACCACCAATAACATCGAATTCTTCTTGTGCAGCATCTGTGGAAACTTCCTCAGCCGCTTCAGCTGGTGCTTCCTCTTCCGGAGTCAGTTGTTCTTCTGACTGATAGGTAGAGTTGCGTTTGTTCTGACGTTTCATTGCTGCTTCAGGTGAACCATCCTCAGGGTCTGGGTCGTCATCAGCGGTTTCTTCTTTCTTCGGAGCAGCCTTTTTCGCAGGAACCTTTTTGTCTTCCTTTTTAGGAGCGGACTTCTTGGCGGGAGCAGCCTTTGCAGGTTGTTCTTCGGCTTCACCACCTAACTTGTCAAGGAACTCTTGAGCCACCTTAACTTCCAATTCACTTGAGTTTTCATTCTCAATGATTTCGTTCAACTGTTCAGCAGTGAACTTTCTGTACTTCATACGAAGTGCCAACGCATTGTTTGCCATAATCGTTTTTACTTTATTAGTTAAAATTTTATTTTCAGTGATGTTTTATCACTTATCTCGGTACAAATATAATGTAAATATCTCGAATAAGTTTTGACTTTCTCGCGAAAAATCGAAATTATTTTTTGCCGGAATGACCAAAACCTCCCGCACCTCGTTCTGTATCAGTCATTTCACTGACATCAGAAACTTCGATAA